TCATATTGAAAAACAACAAAGCATTCAAGACAATGCAAAAGTTCTGGCAATTCATTTAGTTGAAGACATTGTTTACATTTCTTCTTTAAAAAACATTAATAGACATTACAGCGGTAAACCATCTGAAATAATAAAAAAGATTGCACGTACATTTTTAAGTAAACAAGTATTTAGCACTGGAGGTATTAATGCTACTACAGTAACAAAAGGCCCAGGTCCCACATTTGCAGATGACGCAATTCAAACCAGTTTTACTGATCAACAAAACATAAGATGTATTATTCCAAATTTACATCCTATTGAAGCACTTATGTGGATAACTTCAAGAGCTTCTACAGTAAAGGGATATCCTTTTTACATGTATTCTACTTTGATTGATAGTCATCTTATACTAGAAGATCTTGGCGCAATACTTTTGAAAAAATCTTTAAATCTTGGAAATGATGCTAAATTTGTTGCGTCTAGTACTAAAGCTCCTGCCATGGATGTTGCTACACAAAGACGTATTATAAAAAATTATGAGTTTAGTCCTGGTAGCGAAAATTTGCTACAAATAATTACAAATGGATTAATCTCTGCAGATTATGAATATATTGATACTCTAACTGAAAACACTCGTAAATTTAAGTATAATTCAAAAAAAGATTTATTTCAAAAGTTGATCGATGATAATATTTTAAGTGCTGATCAGCCTGGCCAGCCTGGTCAGCCTAATCCAGCAATTCACTTCGGAGAAAAGATTGATGGTAAATCTTTCGATGAATACACAACGAATTATATAACTAAAATTGGTGGATCGAATGCTTTTAGAACTCAACCTGAAATTGGAAATATCGATTGGACAAATTCTTACAGTGAAACAAAAAGTGCAGCTGAGTATAAATTAAAAGTAGTTAAAGCTTCTATGGATGCAATGGTTAAAAAAAATCCATTAACTATATACGTAGATGGAATAGAGTTTATAAAAGGTGATTTTAATAAGACTATAGGTAATAATATCGATGTTATATTTTTAGCAACTTTAAACGAATCAACTGGTGCTGATGAAGTTATAGATAAGAAAAAATCTGGAAAATATCTAATATATTCAGCAAGACATATGTTTAAACGGACAGTACAAAAATACGATATTGCTTTCAATTTGATAAAAATTGGAAATTTAAAATAAAGGAATACAAATGAATAGTTTTTATGGAGACAATGTTCGCTGGTTTATTGGCGACGTCGTAGACATTGATGATCCAGTTCAAATTGGCCGAGTTAAAGTAAGAATTAACGGATTACACCAAGATGATGTAGCTGACGCAGATTTACCTTTTGCTCAAACAGTTATACCAGTTACTCAAGGTGGAACAAAAGAATTAGGTAATTATCTTGGAGTTCAAGTAGGTGCACGAGTATTTGGAGTTTTTATGGATGGAAAAGATTCTCAACTGCCGCTAATACTTGGCTCAATGCCAAAATTTGAAGATAGAACTCAGGTTGTTAACGCTAGGCCGCATGAAGCGTTTCAAGCTGCAGAATCAGGTGCTTTAGGAACTCCAATTCCAAATCAAGTATTTATTGCAAATCCAGACTTTAATGCTGCTACTGCAGCTACATCAGCAGTGATTAGTAACACGTTATCAGAAGTAACGAACTTGGCAGGAATACCACAAGATGTTAACGATGCAATATCAAAAGTATCAGAAGTAGTTGACGAATCGTTAACAAAAATATCAGGAAAAGTTAGTAATGCTATAGCATTAGAAGATATCGTTAATAAAGCTGAATCAGAAGTCACATCAGCAGTTGACGGCGCTGTAACTCAAGCTACAGGTGCAGTTCAATCTGCAATTGCGCCAGTTACACAAACAATAGTAGAAGCACAAGCTGCAGTAGGAGAAGTAATATCAACAGTAGAAGAAACAGTAGAAACAGTTGATAAAGCGGTTAACACTGTCGTTGACTTACTGGAGCCAATATCTGGAGTATCGTCAGAAGCTTCTGATGCGTTAGAGTCAATAGAAGCACTAGGGACAGTGGCTGGAGTGATTGGTGGTGGATTAAGAAAGATATCAAAATTATTTAGTGATGCTACATCAGGAGCAGTAGGAATTATAGACGTTGATAATGATAAGTCGCTATCTCGCTTAACTCGTGGAAAAGATTTACTTGCTCAGCCAAATAAAGACTTTATTGATGCTGCGGGATTTTTATTGACACCAGCTGAACCAGACAATCCTTATGCTGCAAAGTATCCTCACAACAAAGTAACAGAAACAGCTTCTGGTCATATATTCGAAGTTGATGATACACCTGGTGCAGAAAGAATTAATGTACGTCATAAATCTGGATCAAGAGTTGAATTTCACCCGAACGGTGATGTAATCACTACGCACAAAAATGGTTTTCAAATAGCAACTGGTGATCATAACATTCATATAAACGGCGACTTAGATATTACGGTTGAAGGAAGTATGAATATAAATGTTCTTGGATCAAAGAAAGAGATAATAGGTCTAACAAAATCAGAAACAGTTGGCTTAACATCTAGCGAAACTGTAGGATTAAGCAAATCCATTACAACTGGTGGAAACACCAGTATTACGACACTTTTAGGAGTTATAAATCTAAACTAATGGCACACGAATTTATTATTAAAGACAAGGGAAATCTTACAACATATACGAATTATGAAGATATTCCACAAATATTTGATCACGTAATTAAGTTTCTTCCAGAGATTCCGCCTGAGCCTCACACGCAAGAACAACACGATGAAATAAATCAATGGAACAATAAATTAAAACAACTAATGAAGAGGGAAAGATAATGCCAGCTGTATGTAGAATTGGACACGCCGATGTTCCGCACTGTGGTCCAATGGAACGAAATGAAGGCTCAGTTAACGTTAACGTGAATGGTATACCACTAAGTCGACAAACAGATAAAAATACTAGTCATTTGAAACCAGGAAATCCTTGTCCTAGCCACACAGCACCAATTGCTGTGGGATCAGCAACTGTACGTGTGAATGGTTTAGGGTGTGGAAGATTCGGTGACTCAATTACAGGTTGTACTTCTGTTGCTGAAGGTTCTCCGAATGTTTTCGCTGGTGGCTGATTTTTATAGGTATAAATAGACTTATGGCACGTGTATTTTCAATAGAAGACGGAAATCTAAATACTGCATCAATTACAGTATCTAGGAATAAAGTTTATTCAGACATTGACCTGACTTTTGAAAAGAAAGGTAATGGAGATATATTCAAAAAAACTGATGCTGCTGCAGTAAGACAAGCAGTTAAAAATCTGTTAATGACTAATTTTGGTGAAAAGCCGTTTGAACCATTATTTGGTGGAAACTTAAATTCTTTCTTATTTAATTTAGATACAGAAATAGATGAATTAGAAGTTGAAGAAAACGTAGCACAAGCAATGGCAGCCTTCGAGCCCAGAGCAGTATTAAGACATGTAAAGGCTTCTATATTACCAAGTCAAAATAGTATAAATGTAAAAGTAATATTTCAAATTGTTAACGTTGCAGAAACACAAGAACTTAACATAAATCTCGCGAGGTTAAGATAATGGCCGTTATTAGATCTTCTAGTCTTGATTTTGATACAATCAAGGCAAACTTAAAAACATTCTTTCAAGCAAAAACAGAATTTACTGATTATGATTTTGAAGCATCAGGACTGAGTAATATTCTCGATGTATTAGCGTATAATACGCATATTAATGGTTTGACTGCAAATTTTGCAATTAACGAATCATTTCTTAATTCAGCTCAATTGAGATCTTCTGTAGTAGCTCACGCTGAAACTGTAGGTTATTATCCAGCGTCAAAGACAGGATCATCTGCTACAATTGATTTAAAAGTTGTTACAACAGATACTACTACTGCTTCAGCAACTTTACCAGCATTAACTGCATTTACTGGAACACTTGGCGAAGATTTATTTACTTTTCAAACTTTAGAAGCACATACTGCAGTAAATGATGGCACTGGTACTTTTCAATTTAAAACTGAATCTGGATCTTCTTCAATTATACTTACTGAAGGTGCGCAAAATACAAAAACTTTTATAGTAGGTGAAACTTCTGATAATCAAGTCTATGTTATTCCAGACGAAAATTTAGACAAAAATACGTTAAAAGTCGAAGTTTTTGATACTACAACTTCAAGTACTTTTAATGCATACAATGATATTGAAACAGTCGTAAGAATTGACACTAATTCTAGAGTTTTTATTATACGTGAAACACCTAATGGTTTTTTTGAAATTATTTTTGGTGAAGATAGCGTTCTCGGAAAAGCCCCTACAGCTGGAAATAAAATTGTTATAACTTATTTAGCATCAACTGGAGCTGACGCAAATTCAATAAGTGCATTTACTTTAAATAATCAATTAACAATTGGTGGAACAAATTACACACCTACAATTACTACAATAGTTAATTCTGCAGGTGGTGGAGAAAAAGAATCTATAGAATCGATTAAACTCAATGCTCCAATTACTTTTGCATCACAACAAAGACTAGTTACTGCAGAAGATTATAAAGCTATAGTTTCTCAAAGATTCACAACAATATTAGATGATGTTGCAGCATGGGGCGGTGAAGATAATATCCCTGCAACTTTCGGTGACGTCTATCTTTCACTCAGTTTTAAAGATGGCATTTCATCAACTGTTCAAGCAGATACTAAAAATACGATTCAAAACGTCATTTCTCCTAACTTAGGTATTATGTCTATCGACGCTGAATTTGTAGATCCAATCACTACTTTTATAGAATTAAAAATTACTTTTGATTTTGATCCAGATTTAACTGGACTAACACTTGACGCTACTCAATCAAATATCAAAACAGAAGCTGCATCATTCTTTAGTACTAACCTTGGAAATTTTAATAGTGTATTTAGAAAATCTCAACTTCTAACAGATGTTGATGCGTTATCACCAGCTATTTTAAATTCTGATATGTCAGTTAAGATTCAACAGGCTTTCATACCAACCTTAATTACTACTGCAAATTATTCACTTAGCTTTCCAGTAAAACTCGCTGCTCCTGACGATGTAAATAGAATATTAACGTCTACACCATTTACGATTAATGGAAATACGTGTATCATAAGAAATATACTTAGTTCAACTTCACTCGAAGTGTTTGATCAATCTGCTGATACTGTTATTTTAGATAACATTGGAAATTATAATGAAGTAACAGGTGTAGTAACTATCACAGGATTTGGTGGCACTGTAACAGCGTTTAATGGATCATCAGTTAAAATTTCAGTTATTCCAGCAAATCAAAATACAATCAAACCACTTAGAAATTATATAATTAAATTAGACGAATCAATATCATCAGCTTCTGGTACAATTGATAATCAAAACACAAATACAACGTTGACAATATAAATGGCAATCACTAGTGTAGACAATAATAGGCGAAATCCTGTAGTTAAAAGGGCAGATGTTAGAAACACGTTGCCTAGTTGGTTTCAGTCAGATAATCCTAAGTTCATTACTTTCATGGAAGCTTACGAAGAGTTTTTAGATAGTGATTCTGGAAAATTTAACTTTCACCAAAAAGTACAAGAAGTGTTTGCTGCTCGTGATATACCAGATACAGATGAAGATTTTTTAGATCAAATAATTGGTGAAGTTGGCAATGGTTTAACACAATCATCTTTTTTCAAAAATCCAAGATTAATGGCAAGATTGCTTGGTAATTTTTATCAGCAAAAAGGAACTAAACCTTCAGCTGAAGGATTCTTTCGAGGTTTCTTTGGAGAAGAAGTTGAGGTCTTATATCCTAAAAGAGATATATTTCTTGTAGGCACAGATCAAATTGGATTTGATTCTCAAAAGAAAATACAAGATGCAGAGCGTTTTCAAGTATTTTCGATATTAGTTAAATCAGGCATTTCAGTTAGTGACTATGAATTATTGTACAAACGATTTGTTCATCCAGCTGGATTTCACTTTGCTGGCGATGTTATAGCTTCTGGTGAAGTGTCGTTAACTCCTTCTATAACAACACACAATCCTCTAGATTCTGCTGAACCTGATCCAATCTTT